CATCACCTTCGATTTCGACTACAACCACAACATCTTCACCACCCTTTCCAACTACTACAATACCATCACCAACATTCAATACACCACCAACACCCCATCCGGAAATCCCACCATCTCCATCACCTTCATCGACTTTGATTCTCTCACCGAATTCAAACTCGAAAATCACCTCTAATTTTTTTTCATCTTTTCGAAAAAAAAGATGTACAAATTATCAAAAGTATCGTAGAGTGAATAATAACGAATGGAGATGAACATGACTGCTTTTGCTAAGACCAACTTCGAATACCACGGTGGCTACCTCCACTATAACACCGGTACCGAACGCAAGTTCGTTGCTCGGTTCAAAACCAATCGAATGGTCACGAAAGCTAAGTTCGTCAAGACGTTGGTCAAATACTACTCGGTCGAAGAATACTTCAGCCGTCTCGGTGGTGCCTACAACGCTCAAGGTGAAGCTCCTCTTCAGATCTTCATGAACGATGGTCACCTCGTATACGATCACAAAGCTGGTAAAGTCATCCTCGATGGAAAGGTTCTCTAAAAATAGTTGTGTACATATTATCGAATATGGTGTAGATTAAACTATACGATGGTGAAGGACTCGAGTGGTCTTTCGTAAATTGGGTTGGGCTTGATCCCTGTAAATTCCCTCAGTGGACTGTCCTTCGCCATCGTATCTTTTTGAGGATTATATCATGACAATGCACCTTCTCGGTCCGGCTTATACCACGACCAAAACTAGTAAGAGCAAGTCCAAACCGTTGACTGTGACTGCCAAGTATGCACAGGACTTTATCAACTACAACCGCGATCAGCGTCGACTCGGTCTCAAGGCCAAGACGTTCGACGAGTATGTTGCGTACCGCGAAGGTCGGTACAAGCCAACTCTCCGTGGCACCAAGATGCCGGAGTACAAGAAGTCAAACCACCGTGAACTGTATCCCTCTCAGGTCGATACCGGTGTGACATTCGCCAAGAAGCCTAACGTCTATACAGGCGACAAGCTCCTCGGCATTGCAACCATGCATAAATCTAATATGGTCCCGGTCTTCAGTCAGGAAGATGCCGAGGAGATCTCAAGGATGCGCCGTGGCTAGTATACTCAGTTTCATCCTATTCCTCTTTTTTGTACCTTTCGTACTATGCGTTATACTTTACGTATGGTTAACAGCTAAGATAATTAAATTCATCATAAAGTACATTTGGTATGTACTATTATTCATATTCATTGTATATCTGATATTCCAATAAAGGAGATCATTATGGCAAATCCGATTAAAAAGCCGACCCTGTCTGACGGCACCGGTGTTAACCTTGGCTCGCTTATCGAATATACGAAACGAGCAGTCGTTGCATTGAATGAATCAGGCGAACCAGAAGCAGCTCATTACTTCGACTGCTTCCTGGACTATCTTACACTGGATGTGGCCAACGGTAAACCGTTCGGCTTCACCTATAAATCGTTAGGACTATAATATGCTTATTGAAACACCGTACAAAGTCGGCGACATCGTCACCCTCAAGATCCTCGGTGGTGACGAGGTCGTCGGCCGCCTTGTTGAACAGGGAGACAACGGCTGCACCCTTAACAAGCCGCATGTCGTCATGATGGGTCAACAGGGATTCGGTCTTGCACCATATGTCCTGACAGCCGGTCCTGACTATAAGACCGATGTCAAGGATGAACACGTTGTCTGCATCGTCAAGACGTATGACGGTGTTGCCAAGGAATACATCAAGCAAACCAGTGGGATTATGGTCTAATGGAAAAGCGGAACGTAAACGTTTATAGCGGTTCGGCTTGGCTCATCTGGCTCATCGTATTGTTCTACAACTTCGGTGAAAACAAGATCGATCTCTATGATGCCATCTTGCAATTCTTAACAAAGGCTTAATATCATGATTGTGCAGAACGCTGTCACCTGTCTATCGTGCGGAGATTTTATTGTCTCTAAGCACCGTCATAATTATGTAACATGTACCTGTGGAGCTATCTCCGTAGATGGTGGTCAATCTTATCTGCGTCGTATTGGTGATTTTGGTAATGCTATTGATCATTCGTGGTCGATTGCTGATGAAGTCTATGAAGCATGTGCGTGGGCTGTAGAAGAAGCTATCGATACCAATCGTAACAAGTTTGGTATCGCCAATGCAGTTCTGCGTGCTCTTCGTGCACGTGATCATGTCCTTGCAGAAGGCGAGCAACGTATCATGGCATACAACGAAGATCTCGAAGAGGTTATGGTCGTTGAGGCTGATGGATCGATCAATCGTTATAAGAAGGTGATTGTAGAATGACTTATTCTCTTCGTCGTACTCGTGATGGCGCCGGCGATTCCGGCCCTATGAGCGATCTTGTTATCCCTACATTCGATCAAGATACTGGTAAGGTAGTAGATAAAGAAATCAAGCACTGTGCACGCCCAGAAGTGGGTGGAGCGATGGTTGTCGGAAGTCCATATGCGCGGACATATTCTGCACAGGACTACTGGCAGACTACTATCATTACTGAGATCCTGGAAGAGCGTACTGAAGAGGATGGAACAGAATACGTCCGCTTCAAGACTGGTAATTCTGAATATGAATGGAAATCATTTTAATGAACCTTGAACTAGAAGCATACGAAGGCGAGCTGCGTAAGCTCCGCAAGCTATATGAGATGGTTAAGCATATCGATCTAGCTGAAAGGCTCGGTGATATCTACTTCATCTGTGGTGAAGGCGGACAGAAGGACAAGAACAATCTTCCTGATAGAATCCACATTTGTCCTGCGTATGGCGTAGACTGGTTCCTGGTCTACGAAAAAAGTGAAACAACATTTGCACCTGAATGGTAAGGAGAAGTGAAATGAGTAAGGTTACTTTTGAACTCGACTCGGAAATAGTCGATAGGGTTATCGTAGAGGAGCTGATTAATTCACGTATCAGTCTGCTCAGTGATTATGAAAATGGTGGTAATGCCGTGTTCGATGTCGATCCGGATGAGGATCGTAAGCAGATCGGTGAACTGATCAAGTCTATCGAGAGGGTTATCGACTGGTACTCGATCCCAGGCACGTACATATTTGACGAGCTGCCGGCAGTCGAACCAGTACGCGAAGCACGTGATCTAGGTAACTAAAATGCCTAAGTATCTCGTAGAGACCGTTAGCATGTTTCGGATACGTTATGTCGTTGAGGCAGATAACGCATCCGACGCTAAGGACGAGGTTACCATGAACAACGGCGATCTTCATGAGTTCTCCCAATTACATCTTGACGAACTGATCACGTCTGCTCGTGAGATCGATCGGGAAGAATATCTTCGTCTGTTCGATGAGGATAATGACTATCTCAGAGAATGGGATGAGGAACACAAACTTAAGTGGGTTAATAAGGTAGATTATAATGCTTGAATGTTTGATCATTGGTGACTCGATCGCCGTTGGCACTAAGATGTTTGCTCCTAAGGAATGCGTTTCGTATTCTAAGGGTGGCTTCAATACTTGGCAGTGGAATAAGCGCTGGGGTAATACTCCGCTTGAGGCAAAGAAGGTTGTAATTAGCCTCGGCACGAACGACCATCAGTATGTTAATACGTATAAGGAACTATCCAAGGTTCGGTATCGTATTAAGTCTCAGAACGTCATCTGGGTGATGCCTCCATGCAATAAAGGATTCTGTAAGCCTAGTGTTAATATGACAGTCAAGGATATTGCACACAAATACGGTGATACCATCATCTCAACTACTTATGTCCAGCCGGATAATATTCATCCTTCATGGCGTGGATATAAGGACATTGTCAAGAAAGCAGGCCTGTGAACATCTTCTATCTCCATGAAGATCCACGGCAATGTGCAGAGTGGATGGTAGACAAGCACGTCGTCAAGATGATCCTTGAGACTGCGCAACTACTATCCACCGCACATCGTATTCTTGACGGTGAAGAGTCAATTGATACGTCAAGTGGTCGTAAGAAGAAGGTATACAAACTATACGATGATCGGGATACTACAC